GTTTTCAATCAATGCTGATGCAGCAGTAACACTACTATCAACTTCATCGGCATATTGGTTAACTTGAGAGTCTATTAGGTTTGCTGGATCACCAGATATCAATTCAGCACGTAAAATAGTGTCTACAACCCAAGTTGCATGAGATGGACTTATAATCTCATCTTTAGGATAGTAAAGGTCAACATCTTCACCAAATAGGATTTTGAAGAGATATTGAGTAGCTAATTTAGTACCTTTAGAGATATAAAAGTCGGTAATATTTTTAATTACCTGAACTGGGTTAACCTTAGAAAAATCAATGTCTAAGGTTGGTAAATATTGTCTTCTAAACTTATCAAATACTTCTTTAATGAATAAAGAGTCAAGGTTAGTTACATTTGTACCTGCAACGTGATTTGACTGCCTTAATGCTGCTTCTCCAGCATATACCTCATTATGAAGGTTATCGTAAGCAACAGGTCCAGAAACGCCTCTAGAGCACCCTAGGAAGGCACTAGAGGTGTATCCTGATCCATACTCTTGTATATCGAATCCTGTTACCTGATCAAACCCAACATCTACAGATGCCCTTGCTGCTTTTGGTTCTGCAATGTATATCTTAGGAGGTTCTGATTCTGAGTATCCAGATCCAAAATCAGTGATATTAATGTCTGTAATTTCACCGTTAAAGATAGTAGCAGCTGCTTTAGCACCAGTACCACCTATAGGCTCTCCATATCCGTCTTTTCTATCATCTACGATATAAACAGAAGGTGCATCAGTATATCCTTGTCCACCAGTCAACATTTCAATATTTGTGACTGATCCAGATGCTACAGTGACATCAAGGACTTGAGCACCGATAGGATTAATAATTGCCACACGAGGAGGAGTAACATACCCTCTACCACGATTGGTAATTTGTATTTCGTAGACCTGACCGTCTTGGTTGATCCTGGATATCGCTTGAGCATTAATACCGCCATCTGGAGCCTCATCTATGTAAACTAGTGGTGGATTGCTATATCCACTACCCATTTCGTTAACAACGATACTTCCTATGTTAACTCTACCCTCAGAGTCAATAGTAGGAGCACCAATATCTGCTCCACCAGGATTCTTGAATGATATAGCAGGAATGAAGTCATAACCACTACCACTGTTAGTAATAGTCAAACTATCTACCTTTCCAGTGTCATCGTTGACTGTAAGACTTAATTTAGCAGGTGTACCATTAGGATTGGTAGGACCAGCAACAACAGGGATAGGTGGGTTGTATGTTGAGTAACCTTGACCACCATCAATCAAATTGATGTCTTTTATACCACCAATTAGTGATCTAGCAGTTGCATTCTGCCCAGTCTTACTTGTAATGGTAACTTTTGGTGCAAAATCAATTCTATACTTAGATCCACCAATTTTAGGGATTAAGGACTCAATTGTGCCATCATCAGCAACCTTAGCAATTGCTGTTGCTCCAGATCCATAAGCAGGAGCATTATATTCAACAGACCTAATATGAATAGAGTCAGCAGCTCCAATTTCATTTCTGAAAACAACTTTATCTTCAAAAACGGTAAAATCTTCATATGGTACTTGTAATCTATTATTTTTCTTGATTATTAACCCAATTGCAGATGTTGGAGTGTAAGATTGCGTATTAATCCTTAATGGGTAATATTTTGTGCCTTCCCACTCTTGCCAAGGGATTGTATCGGCAGTTTTGATGGTTTGATCAGAATATCCAACCAAATAAGTGATTGAAGTGAATTCTGAGTTATCAGCACCAACTTGATCTCTAGGTGCTTCTGCAAAACGTATATTAAACCCTTCAACGAAGTAATCTACGTTTGGTACCATCATTGTGTTGTAAGCAATCACAATTAGGTGCTCTGCTGAAGGTGGAGCGACTGGAGTACCTAAAAAGCTTAGTGGGAAGGTAGTTTCGACTCCATCAAAGAGTGAAAATGGGTTTTCTAGCTGTTGTTTCTTCTTATTAAACTGTGGATACGAAATTCCTGGAGTAATGATAACATCAGGACCACGAGTGACCTTTTCATAGTAAATTACTTCATTATCAATCATTATGGAGCCATTTTGCTCCTGGAATCCATCTATACCCTCAATTTCAATCTTATTATCGTACACACCAATATCTTTGAGCAAATTCGTTGCACTTGCAAGCTGCTCAGAGGTATAATTATCCAAATCCAGATATCTCAATAAATTATTGAGTATATCGTAAGGTCTACCTGTTTTTTCCTGAGATTTATAGTATTCAAACAGAAAGTTGACTAATTGTCTGTCTTCGTGACGAATAAACTCAGGTAACTGATTTTCGACCCTATCAGAGACGTTTATATTCTTCGTAATTGGCATCTATCTTAGAAACAGGAATCGCTGGTTGGATAGTCAAAAGTATCCGTTGGATAATCAATGATATTTATGCCAGTTGTGTCACCGAAGTTATAACCACTAAAGTTATTCGGATCGAAGGTTGGAATAGCAACATCGTTGATTGTATAGTCAATTGGATTGACTGTTGGGTTGAATATTGTTGGGTCAACTCCAGGTGGGATGGTTATAGATCCACCAGCAGGTAATACTTGAATTGGAAGTCTTGTAGTGTCATCTGGAGTGCCCTGAATCGCTATAGGACCAACACAGACCTGACCAGTGCCATAATCTACACTTCCGACAGAAGGATTTAATACTAATTCGCTTTCATCCCTAGTTGTAACCATAATCAGGTTACCCTGACCATCATCTCTTATATTTACAGGTACCAAAACCTGATTAGTGACATTTGTGGACAAACCAGGAGATGCTACAGCAGCAGAAGTTGCTCCATCAGTCAAAGTTAGGTTTACAAGGTCTTCAGTGTAACCAGTGGCATAAAATGTGCCAGATTTGACTACAGAGAAGTTTGGAAGACACTTATTACCAGTTCCACCAGTTCCATCATCAGGATCACCATCATCATCACCAGATCCAGTGTCAGGAGTACCAGCATAACCAGCTGGATCATAAAGTGGGTTACCAAAATCTAAACATTGGGTAAATACGTTACCAAAAGTGAATTTATCAAGATTTTGACCTAAAGTCATTTGTGTAACGTTACCAGCGATGCTAGTATCAGCATTATCAACCATAGATCCAAATTTAGACCCATCAATACGTCCACCAAACCTATTTGTCTGACCATTTTTGTTAAATTGGTCAATTCCTTGTAAAACCTTAGTACCTAACTCAGATCCAGTCAAATTGGTGTCATTTCCGTTATAGTAAACGTAAGATTTAGGTATAATGTAGTAAGATGTTGGGTCAATGATGACTGGCTCGATAGAAGCGACTGAATATTTCTTCAAATCGTTTTTTATCTTCTGTTTTGTCGTCTCATTGAGTTTATTTCCTGTTTTTGGTCGAATTGCGACATAAACTTTTCCATAAACAGGTGGACTTAGCTTCTCACCACCAAAAGCAGTCACAGATGCTGCTTGAGGATAGATTTCTGAGACAATATGCTCAAAATCATTCTCAGTAACCGCCCTATTCTGAGTTGCATACGCTCTAGGTGCTCTAAACTTGACTGAAAGGGGTGATTCACGGTTTTCACCGTCTTGAGCAGCATCTTTTGTGCTCAAACTTATCTTGGAAGGTGCAACATTCCTTAAATCACTGTCTACTACGTTACCAACAAAGTCAAAACCCTTTGCACCATTGGCTTCTACCCCATCAGTAGACACATATGAGACAGTAATGTATTCACCATCAATTAATTTACGTCCAATTGACCCATCACCAAAAACTATACGGTATCTAAGGTCATCAGTCTCTTCCAAATAGTAAATTCTGGAAGTTCCATCAGCATTTGTGACATTTCTAGCAAGACTATAGGTATCTTTCTCGGCAGATTGAGCAGTTGGAGAAATATTTACTGTTAAAAGAGCAGTATCTACATTTTCATCAGGAATAATGTAATCTTGCTTCTTAGTATAGTCAACTGTGTAGTTATAGGTCATCAAATTTCCTTGATAAACCAAAACATTATCAAAAATTGCCTTACCAGTGCCACTATCAACAGACACTTGAATGTCATTTGTTAATGCAAAGGTATAAGCATCAAAATCATTCTCTGCAACAAAGACATCACCCTTCTTTAAGGTAGCAAATTCTGGAAAAGTAGTCCCATTTAGTGATGTTACTGTCTGTGCAACCAATTTTACACATGCCCTAGGTGCTTTTACTGACCTTGGAGTGTAATTTAATTGCTTTGCGATCCTTACAATGTTATCTCTAACAGTTGCAGTCTCTAAAAATGCTTCATTCAACGCCATATTAGCGTTAAAAGCAGTATAGTATGTGTTATACGCTAGTATATCAATCAAATATGAGGCAGAACTACCCTCAAAGTCATAATCTGAAAACTCTTTTCTAGTTCTTAGGTATGATCTGATCGATTCTTTGATTTCAAAGAAGTCTAACGACGTTAATTGTGATGGAATGGCTGCCATTTTATGCCTTCTCTAAGAGAAAATCGACATTTTGCACTATTTGCTCTCCAACAATAGTGTAGTTTATCGATATTTGTACTGAATTTATATCGGAATCATCACGAACATCAACACCAGTGACTTGAATTCTTGGTTCTAGTCTTGCTAGGCAGTTATATATCTCATTTTTCATAGAATCCACTGAGAATGGATCCCATGGTTCAAATAAAAGCATCCTAACCTGAGACCCAATCTTGTCTTGGAAAGGACGTTCACCAAATTGAGTCAGTAAAAGATTCCTTACTGACTGTTTTATTGCATTTTCATTTTTGACCACGCCAAAATCGCCAGTGGAAGGATTAGCGTTAAACGAAACCGCTAAATCTTTGAATCCTCTACTGACGTATTTTTCAGATCTGAACCTATAAGAAGGCATGCGTCTCTACTTTTAAAAGATATTTATCACTATATCTTTTATTTATAGGGTTTTCTCGACTATTTACCTTGACCCCTATACTTTTTTCTTGCTGCATTACGAGACGTGGCAGCTAATTTTGTGTTTTTTGAGTTTCCTTGTCTAGTTTTCTTTGCTGGAGGTGCTGTATACCCACCAGTTGAGCCATATAATGCCATTTTTGGTTAATAAACTACTATGATGATAGCACAGTTGCATGCCCCCAGGCAACCACTGATGAACAAGGGTAACTAAATCCTGAAAAACCAACTCCTAGAGGGTCTAGGATACGTGCAATCGGTAATTTTAGAGCAAATACTGTTACAGTTGTTGCCATAAGGATCCTAGTATGTCCTACACCACCACCATCTTCGATTGTAAGGATGCTACAAGGTATCGGAGTAGGAGTAGGACACATAGATTTACCGCAAGGACACATGTACACAATAATATTAGTACATACTGCTATATGCGGTTGGAATGTATCCCCATGTAACATAATAGGAATACGATTTACCTGCACAGTTGCCCTATATGGGGTTACTGGAAAGATTGGTATTAGTGGTTGAGGAGGCCACCAACAAGTATATTCCTTAATTACAATAGAATATGGTATTGGTGTACTACCACAAGACTGTACAGAGTGGACGGTGGACGGTAAACACAATCCATGACCACTGCAAGGTAGTCCGTTTAGAGATGATACTGGTAATAGATATCCAAATGCCATTTATAACCTCTTAGGGAATATGGTGTCGTTTAATGTTGTACCATCTGTCCAAGAATCAGTCTCATTACACTCATCAAAGAATGGATTACCATAGTTTTTAAGTGACCTACCCAGTGCTATGACACCACCAGTTAACCAATTCCTTACAGTCATTCTACCATTATAAGCACCTAACAATAATCTAGCAGTAGATCCAGATCCTGTCATACGTTTAGGATTGACAGCAATAGATGCATCTAAAGTCCTATCTAGTGCTACACAAGAGTCATACAACTCAGTAACATTACAATAAGTCTGACCTGCTATACCATTACCATCTGCATCATAACCACAGTAAACAGTAAGAGGACCGTCAGATGCATTGACATTTCTGACGTATGTATCCCAACATTCATTTGGTGGTACACCGTTAACGCATGGTGTTACACTTAATGCAGTGTAATCTACAGAATGCGGTGCACCCAAAGGATCATTTGCCGTAGGGTGTCCTAACCATGTCTGCACTGCTGGTCCTAAGTTAGTAACGTTATCACCCATCCACATCTGGAACTGCTCTAACTCGGTGTAGTCAGACCTATCATAGCTGTAAGTATTTTCATCAAGACCTACAGGCACAAAGACCATGTTACCAGGATCTCCAGGATCACGGTAACATCTACCATCTATACTACTCCGCTTACACTTCCATGTTTTCTCACCAGCATTAGTTGTTATATCCCTCTTCTCCTGTAGAAATGGAGGAGGCATATTCTGAATGAAATCCATGAATGCTGGTCCCTGACTACCACTTACATACCCTTCTATTTCCATTGATACTCTGAAGGTTGCTTCTTTCTGCTGTGAAGCACAATACTTATACGGTAACCATCCAAATGCTTTTCTATCACCCTCCTCATTAGCATCCAAGTAGGCACAAGGCATATCAAACCATCTAGTGATATTGTATAGTCTAGGTTGTGCAACCTCTAAACATTCCTTCTTACCAAAAGGACCATAAAGGTGAGACATATTATCACCGTAGACATCTACCTGAGCCACGCCATCCTGTGCCAGTGCAAAGTTACCGTCTTGGAATTGTTTAACACCAGAATCCTGTGAAACATACTGGAATGTCTGAGCATCAGGCATAGTTGCTTTTAGGTTTGCCTTAGCATCAATCTCAATACATTCAGGTGGTAAGTTAAAACAGAGTAAAGTTTTATCATCATCTATACCATCTGCTGCTGCACGAATATAACTATCGGGTACTTCCACATATACCTGAGTAGCATTATTTGCAGGAGTATTAGGACTATAATTCATACTCTCTGCAACTATCTCCCTAGTCTGAGATCCTTCTGCATCTATTAATGCAGAGATTGGTTCTACAGTCCAAGGTTTAGATTCCACACGTGCGGAATTATAATTAACATCTCCACTAGAGAAACTATGATCCCACGCAGAATCCATCTTTCCACTAGTTTCCAGTAATTGCTTACCACCTGCTTGGAAGTTACCATCCTTATCTTCCACACCCTGAAACTTAATCTTCTCAGGATCTACTACATGCACT